AGGTGTAATTTATAAGAATGATGATAAGTCTTGGTATTTATCAAGAGATTATTATATGTGGTTAAATTTTTTGCCAATCTTTGATAAAGAAGAAAAAAAATACGGATTTGCTAAAGTAAGAGATGCACAATATCATATGGCTCTTTATGAGCTATTAGCTGAATTAAATAATAAACATTCAGCAATACTTAAAAAACGTCAAATAGCATCATCTTATTTTCACATGGGTAAGATTATAAATCAGTATTGGTTTGAAGAGGGAAGCATTTGTAAAGTTGGAGCATCCCTTAAAGATTTTATAAATGATAAAGGATCATGGAAATTTTTAGATGAATATAAAATATTTCTTAATGAGCATACTGCATGGTATAGACCAAGTAATCCTGAAAAAGTTTTATTGTGGCAGCAACAGATTGAAGTAAAAGTTGGAAATAGAAAAACTGCCAGAGGTCTTAAATCAAAAATACAAGGGGGATCATTTGAAAAAAATGCTACTACAGGAGTAGGTGGACCTTGTACATACTTTTTTCATGAAGAGGCTGGGATTGCACCCAAGATGTCAGAGACATATGAGTATTTACGTCCCGCAATGTCATCTGGTATGATGACTACAGGTATGTTTATAGCAGCTGGATCAGTAGGTGATTTGGAGCAATGTAATCCATTAAAGGAAATGATTATAAATCCTAAATCAAATGATATATATTCTGTAGAAACGGATCTAATAGACGCTGATGGTACAGTTGGTATGGCTGGGTTATTTATTCCTGAACAGTGGTCTATGCCTCCTTATATTGATGACTATGGTAACTCCTTAGTGGAAGAAGCTATAGAAGCAATTACTTTAGAAAGGGCGCGTTGGAAGAATGAACTAAATGGGGAACAGTTTCAATTAAGAATATCTCAAAAACCTTTGAATATTGCAGAAGCATTTGCATATAGAAAAGCATCAATATTTCCACAAGGCATTTTAAGCAGACAACAAAAAAGAATTGAAGAAAAAGAATACCCTTATGAACTTATTGAATTAGATAGAAATGAAAAAGGGATCTTTGCAAAGAGGACAAATAAATTACCAATAACTAGATTTCCTGTAGATAAAAAACAAACAGATAAAACAGGTACTATAGTTGTTTGGGAAAGACCTGTAAAAAATCCAGAGTTTGGTGCTTATTATGCTTCTATTGACCCTGTTTCAGAAGGGAAGACAACAACATCAGATTCTTTGTGTAGCATATTTGTTTATAAAAATGCTGCAGAAGTAACAAGAACTACAGCAGCAGGAGATGTAGAGCAGTTTTTAGAAAAAGATAAAATAGTAGCTGCTTGGTGTGGTAGATTTGATGATATAAATAAAACTCATGAAAGATTAGAGTTAATCATTGAATGGTATAATGCTTGGACAGTTGTAGAAAATAACATTTCTCTTTTTATTCAGCATATGATTGCCAGAAAGAAACAGAGATATTTAGTACCTAAACAACAGATATTATTTTTAAAAGATCTTGGATCTAATAGAACAGTATATCAAGAATATGGTTGGAAAAATACAGGTACTTTATTTAAGAGTCATTTAATATCTTATGCTATAGAATTTTTAAGAGAAGTTATAGATGAAGAAACAGATGTAAATGGTGTTGTCATTAATCAGACTTTAGGTGTAGAAAGAATACCAGATCCAATGTTAATTAAAGAAATGTTGGCTTATTATCCTGGATTGAACGTAGATAGGTTAGTTGCTTTTGGAGCTTTAATAGCTTTTGCAAAAATTCAACAATCAAATAGAGGCTACTCTAAGCGGCAAGAATCAGAAGATAATTCTTTGGTAAAGTCAGATAATTTCAGTAAATTAAAGTATAGTCCGTTTAAAAATATAGGGCGTAATAGATCAAGAAATACCAATAGACCTAGTAGATCTGGATTTAAAAATTATAAGTAGACTAATTAAAAATATCTAGAATGAGAGTATTAAATGCAATGCAGTTAAAAAATGGAGCTAAAGCTGATGGCGTATCTACGTTTTCTAGTTTAACTCAGCCAGTTCAGTTTTTACCATCTAAGGAAAAGACTGATGATTGGGCTGCATGGAATTTAGATTGGCTTGAATTACAAGGTGTAGAGTTTTTGAGAATTAATGCAAGAAGGTTATTAAAAAATTATAAGTTAGCTAAAGGTATTATTGATAAGAGTGATTACATTGTTGAACCAGACAATGACTATAAGGAAATGATGGACGTTTTAACAGCTGAAAATGATTCAGCATTAGAGTTAAAGTTTTATCCAATTGTACCCAATGTAATCAATGTATTAAGCGGAGAGTTTTCTAAGAGATATAACAAAGTTCAATTTAGAGCTGTTGATGACAAATCATATAATGAAATGTTAGAACAGAAGAAGATGCAAATTGAAGAGTCATTATTAGCTGAGGCAGAATCAAATCTTGTAGCAACAATGCTTGAGATGGGTATGGACCCAGCATCTGAAGAAGCTCAGCAAAAGTTATCACCAGAAGGTCTTAAATCACTTCCTGAAATAGAAGATTTTTTTAGTAAGTCATACAGAAGTATGGTTGAAGAATGGGCATCTCATCAGTTAAATGTTGATGAAGAAAGATTCAGAATGCAAGAATTAGAAGAAAGAGCATTTAGAGATAGCCTTATTGCAGATAGAGAGTTTTGGCATTTTAAAATGCTAGAAGATGATTATGATATTGAATTATGGAATCCCGTATTAACTTTTTATCAAAAATCCCCAGATCAAAGATATATTTCAGATTCTAACTATGTTGGAAAAATTGATTTGATGACTGTATCTGATGTAGTAGATAAGTATGGCTACTTAATGAATCAGAAGCAATTACAATCTCTTCAAAAAATATATCCAGCAAGATCAGCTCAATATCAAGTTAATGGGTATCAGAATGATGGAGCATATTATGATGCAACTAGATCTCATGAGTGGAACACTAATGCTCCTGGTCTAGCATATAGACAATATGCAAGTAATTACATGGCTGATCCACAACGTGGTGGAGATATTGTTACTCAAATACTTTCTCAAAGTGAAGACTTAGAAGGTTTTGGAGATAGCAACTTGATGAGAGTTTCTACTATATATTGGAAAACTCAGAGAAAAGTTGGACACTTAACTAAGATAGAATTTGATGGTGAGGTAACTCAGGAAATTATTGATGAAACATATAAGATATCTGAAAAACCTGTTTATGATACATCTATTTTTAAAAATAAAAGCAAAGAGACTTTATTACAAGGAGAACATGTAGATTGGATTTGGATAAATGAGGTTTGGGGTGGTGTAAAAGTTGGTCCTAATGTTCCTGCCATGTGGAGAACTACAATGGATGATAATGTAAATCCTATATATTTAGGTGTTAATAGAACTAAACCTGGAAGATTACCATTCCAATTCAAAGGTAATAATTCACTTTATGGGTGTAAACTTCCTGTAGAAGGTAGAGTTTTTTCTGATAGAAACACAAGATCTACTTCACTTGTGGATTTAATGAAAGCATATCAAGTTGGTTATAACATGGTTAATAATCAAATTGCAGATATTCTAATAGATGAGTTAGGAACCGTAATAATGTTTGATCAAAATGCTTTACCACGTCATTCAATGGGAGAAGATTGGGGTAAAAATAATTATGCAAAAGCATTTGTAGCAATGAAAGATTTTCAAATGCTACCTCTAGATACATCAATTACTAATACTGAAAATGCTACAAATTTCAATCATTATCAGACTCTTAATATGGAGCAAACAGGTAGGTTGATGTCTAGAATCCAACTTGCAAATTACTTTAAACAACAATGTTTTGATGCAATAGGAATTAATCCTCAACGTTTAGGAGGGGCTGTATCAGCTCAAACAGCTACAGGAGTAGTTAATGCTATGCAACAGTCTTATGCTCAAACAGAGATTTATTTTGTGCAGCATTCAGATCATTTAATGCCTAGAGTACATCAGATGAGAACTGATTTAGCACAATATTATTATAGCACAAACCCAAGTGTAAGGTTGTCTTATATATCAACAGAAGCACAAAAAGTAAACTTTACAATTAACGGTACTGATTTATTGTTAAGAGATTTTAATGTTTTTGCAACAACTAAAACAAATCATAGACAAGTCTTAGAACAGTTAAAGCAAATGGCTTTGACTAACAACACTACTGGAGCTTCTATTTTTGAATTAGGTAACATTGTTAAAGCTGATTCAATTGCTGAAGTGACAGATATCTTAAAAGATTCTGAAACTAGAATGCAAGAACAAAGACAGCAAGAAATGCAACAGCAACGTCAAATGCAAGAAGAACAACTTCAAGCTAAGGCTCAAGAAGAGCAAATGAAGTTGCAAGCTGAAATGCAAGAAAATGATAAGGATAGACAAAATGATTTAACCATTGCTGAAATAAGAGCTGCAGGATACGGTTCTATGGCTGATATCAATCAAAATCAAGTATCTGATTACCAAGATGCAATGAAAGATATTAGAGATTCAACTAGATATCAAGAGCAAGCAAATCTTAAACGTGAAGAAATGAATAGCAAAGGCTCTCTTGAAAAAAGTAGACTAGAAGTAGAAAGAGAAAAAATTGCTGCAGATAGAGCAATTGCAGACACTAAATTAGCAATTGCTAGAGAAAATAAAAACAAATATGATAACCCTTCTTCAAAAAAGAAAGAAGATAAATAATTACTGTTAGCTATATACTGCAAAAAACTTTACTGTTATTACAAATTATATAAGTTTATTACTTTATAACCGATTAAAGTTTTTGTATATTATATATATAAGTATTAAATATTAAAACCAACAAGATATGGATACAAAAGAAAACACTGTGAAAAGTAACGTAGAAACATTAGACATTAACTTAGATGAGATCTTTAACGGATCTCCTGGAGCTGATGATGTTACATTACCCGCAGAAGAAAAAAGCAAACCAAATATTTTTACAGGAAAACCAAAAGCAGACTTTTCATTTGCTGATCCTGATGAGGATGGTGTAGATGATTTATCAGCTAAATCAAAAGAAGAAGAAAAAACAACTGAACAAGTTGAAGAAGTTGAAGCAGCAAAGCCTGTTGAAACAGATAATGCTCAGATGTCTAAAAAAGACACAGATGACATTATGGATTCTTTAACAGATGAGGTTGAAGATACTGAAGAAGAAAAAAAGGAAACAAGAGGTAGAAAATCTATATCCGGAATAAGTGATGTATTTAGCAAACTTATAAAGGCTGATAAAATAGTTCCTTTTGATGATGATAAGGAATTAGCAGATTATACAGCTAAAGATTGGGAGGAGCTTATTGAGGCTAACTTAGAGGAGAAGGCTAATCAAGCAAGACGTGAAACTCCAAAGCAATTTTTTGCAAGTTTACCAGAAGAGCTACAAGTTGCGGCTAGATATGTAGCAGATGGAGGACAAGATTTAAAAGGTTTGTTTTCAACTTTAGCTCAGGTAGAAGAAACTAGGACTTTAGATATTAAATCTGAATCAGGGCAGGAAACAATTATCAGAGAATATTTAGGTGCTACAGGATATGGCACACAAGAAGAAATCTCTGAAGAAATTGAGATATGGAAAGATTTAGGAAAACTTGAACAACAAGCTTCAAAGTTTAAACCTAAGTTAGATAAAATGCAAGAAAAAGTTGTTGCAAAAAAGATTGAAGAACAAGATCTTAAAAGAAAGCAACAAGAGCAGGCATCTAAAACGTACATGTCTAATGTATATGAAACATTAAAAGACGGTAACTTAGGTGACATTAAGATAGATAAAAGAACACAAGCAATGTTGTATAATGGTTTAGTTCAACCAAGTTATCCTTCAGTTAGTGGGAAAAATACAAATTTACTTGGACACTTATTAGAAAAGTATCAATTTGTTGAACCTAACTATAATTTGATTTCTGAAGCTTTATGGTTATTGCAAGATCCCGAAGGATACAAGTCAAAAATCATGGATAAAGGAGCTCAAAAAAGTGTTGAGAAAACAGTTAGAAAATTAAAAACTGAACAGGCAAATGCAGGCGGATCTAATTCTCTAGGTATACAAGAGAAGGAAGAAACTAAAAGAAAGTCAAGCGGTAGAAAGCTACCAAGAACCAACAACATTTTTAAAAGGATTTAATAATCACAAATAAATAAATAAATAATAACAATTAAAAACAAGTAAAAATTATGGCAACTCCAGTATTAAATAATGGAATTTTCCTAAGAGATACAAGCTACAAAGCTAGTTCTCATGTTGATTCTTATCACCTAACCCAGATGCTTGGTAACGCTGAGCCTATGGACATGGGACCAGTAGATCTTTGGGCAATGACCCAGAAGGTAGAAATGCCTTTGTATCAGATGGCTTCATTCGGTGGAAAGAACACAATCATGGTGGACAATGCACGTGGTGAGTACAAATGGCAAACTCCAATTGCTCAAGATCTTCCATACATTGTGGCAGACATTGACGCGGCAAACACAAACAAAGGTGTAGATGGTACAACCTTTAAAATTAAAATTTCCAAAAGAACTTTTGGTCATGGTGATATTATCACTTATGACAAGTATAATGGATTAGAACTTTACATTACAGCAGATGATATTATCCCTGCAGGTGACGGTTTTATCTACACAGTTCAATTGGTAAACAACAACAATGCAGCTATCTTGGATAACAAGTATTTAGCTAAAGGTACTAAATTCTTCAGAAAAGGTTCTGCAAGAGGTGAGTATGGAGAAAGATTCTCTGACATTGAAACAGGTTCTGGTTTCCGTGAATTCTACAATTTTGTAGGAGGAGCAGAAGCACATGTACATTATTCTATTTCTAGCCGTGCTGATCTTATGATCAAAGGTGGCTTGAATGCTGATGGTACTGTACCAGTAACTGAAATATGGAGAAACTTTGATACAGACTCTAACAATCCTTCAGTTCCTTCTATTGAGGGTCTGATTGCTAATATGGGTAAAGCTGGTGCAAGAGAAGCATTTGAAAATGGTACTCTTACTAGAACTTTCATCACTAATATGGAAGCAGCTCACTTATCTAAAATTGCTACGGATATTGAAACTTACCTAATGTGGGGTAAAGGTGGTAGAGTAAAACAAGACGGACCAGATGATATTAGATTGTCTGTTGGTCTTTGGTCTCAGTTAGATAACTCTTTCAAAAGAGTATATAACAAGTCCTCATTTACTCTTGACATGTTTAAGTCTGAGCTTTACAACTTCTATCAAGGTAAAGTTGAATTTAAAGGGCCAGACCCACAAAGATCACTTGTTGTTCAAACAGGTATTGCAGGTATGCAACTAATTAACAAAGCTATTGCTGATGAAGTATATGGTTCTGGTTTAGTTCAAAATGCTAGTGATATTGGTGCGGTAACAGGTAAAGGTATGGATTTAGATTATGGTTTTGCTTACACAAGCTTTACTATTCCTTTCCTTGCTAATGTTAAGTTTGTACTTAACCCAGCATTTGATAACTTAAATACAAATGATATTGAGAATCCATTGATTGATGGAAGACCTTTAAGTTCTTATAGCTTTATCATTTTTGATGTTACAGATGAAGGAAATGACAACATTCACTTGTTGAAACTTTCTTGGGATAATCAACTCAAGTGGTTCTACCAAAATGGTACTATGGACTACATGGGAAGAACTCAAGGGTTTGCATCTACAGGAAACTTTAATGGTTACCGTGTAATGATGTCTCAAACTATGCCAGCTATTTGGGTAAAAGATCCAACTAAAGTTCTTAAAATTGTAATGAGAAACCCTGTTACAGGAGGATCATTCTAGAACTAATAATTAAAGGGGGGGAGTTAAACCTCCTCCCTTTTTTTTAATCTTTAAAACAAATAATCATGGGACTAGATATAAAAAAAGCAAATAAAACTACTGAATTCACTAATTTAAGTGTTTCTAAAATTATTGCTTCTAAAGCCGTTGGTAAAGATATATTAGTCAAAGACTATGCAAATAATGCAGCAGCCGTTGCAGCAGGTTTAGTCAAAGGTGATCTATATCATTCCAGTGGAGATTTAAAGGTGGTAGTATAATAAAAGTCAAAAAACTTTAGCAAGCGTAATACCTTGCTTTAGAAATTAGTAATAATAAATGTACATAAATATGTACCTTTGACTTAAAATAGTTATTAATTAATAAACCAAAAAAAAGATGAATGATTACACAATTGTAGAAAAGTATCAACAAAGTAAAGATCAGACTATTGCTATACGTCCTTTCTTTAATCCAACTAAAGAAAATATGGGGCTAGAACAGTATGGTCTCTCACTCCATGATGGAGTATTTCATGAAGAATCTTTAGCCTGTTTAGAAATGAATGGTGTTAAAAGATATGTAACTGGACTTAATGAATTTGCACCTGAAGTAAAATTATTACCAAAGGATAAAAAAATAGCAAAGATTAAAGAAATAAGACAAGTAGTTGCTCAATTAGAGGCAGAACTAGCAGCTAATGTAGTTGACCCGGAAGATAAAGATTTCTGGAATAAGTTAACAGTAATGAAGCCTGATAACTCTAAATTTTGGGATAAAATTAGTTTAAGATGTGGTAATGAACCAGTATTTTTAGATCCTATGAAAGATCCGTATGATCTTATAAAGTTACATGCTATTAATGCAGGAGGTTTTTCAATAGTTGCAGGATCATTAAGAGAAGCAAGAGCAATGAATAATTCTCCTAAATTTTATTTAGATACTGCACAAGAATCATTATCAACTAGAACAGAGTTGAGTAAATTGAAAAATAAAGCATTAGTTGCTTTACAGAATATGTATGACTCTAACGTTACTAAACTAATGTATGTTGCTAAAATATGTGATATAGATAGTGTGCAGTATGTTAAAGCTACACCTAATGATGTATTATATGAAAATATGGACACATACATTAACGGTTTTGGAGCAGAGTCATCTAAAAAAAGAGCAGCATCTCAATTCTTAGAAGCTTCTGGATTATCTATGGAAGAGTTAAAAATAAGAGCACTTATAAAAGATGGCCTTTATTATAGATTTATTACAACAAAAGCAGGTGGATGGATTGAACCAATTGACAGTGGTGTTAAGTTTGGTAAAACCCCATCAGAATGTTTAACGTTCTTACAAAATCCAGAAAATGAAGAATCCTTAATGTCACTTTTAGAAAAGGTTGAACCATATTGGAATTCATAAAAATATAGAAAATGAACAATGACACTCTTTTACTAAAATTAAAACAAAGGCTTAACAAACTAGACAGTCAAGATTATGACAATATAGAATGTTGGCAATTTGTAGAAGCTTTTAACAAGGTTCAATTAGAGTGGTGTAGAAGAAATCTGCATGGGGGAAACATGTATAAAGAAGGAGATGAGTTATCTAAAAAAAGAATAGATGATTTACAACCTTTATTGATAGAGCTTTCTTTAACTGGAACTATTACAGATACATATTTTGAATCAAATAATTTTCCAGTAGATGAGTATTTAGAATATAAAAGAGTTGGCACTGATGCCACCTCAGAATGTTGTACAGATCCAAGATCTATGACAGTATATTTATCTGAAGTAGCAAATGTTCCTTTGTTGTTAAGAGATCCTTTAAAAAATCCTGATTTTGAATGGGGTGAAACTTTCTGCACAATGCAGAATAATACAATAAGAATTTATAGAAATACAGATTTTAATATTGTAAATCCAGTTTTAACTTACTACAGAAAACCAGTATATATTGAAGTATTGGGATGTACTGATCCATATACAGGAGCAACAAGTACAGTAAATATTGAATGTGAATTTAAAGATGATGTAACAGAACTTATGTTAGATGATACAGCATCATTGATTGCAGGAGATATAGAAAATATATATCAACAACAAAGAGGTCAAGCTGCTGCTGAACGTAATAACTAATTATTATGGAATATAGATCATTAAAAAAAGATAATGATAAAAAGTCTAAAGGGATAGGGAGACTTAGCAGTTCCCTTCATGATCAGACTGCTGAATTAGTGGTTGAATTAATGAATGCTGCCACTAGTTTTCATAAACTTCATTTATCTGTAACAGGAGATGGTTCATATGCTCAGCATAAAGCATTAAATGAAATTTATGATGCCTTACCAGAATTAGCAGATACAATTGCTGAGGGTATGCAAGGTGCTTGTGAAAAGATATTAAACTATCCTGATAAAGCTCCTGTAAGTTTAAGTGGTGTTGATGGTGCGGTTCAATATCTTAGAAATTTAACTGAAGAAGTAAACCAATTACAAGCAGTTATGCCTTATTCAGAAATAATAAATAATCTTGATCTTGTTAAGGATTCTATTAATACCGCAAAATATAAGTTGATTTTCTTATCTTAATTTGATTAAGTAATAATAATTGCTTATATTATTAATGTACAACGAAGTACAAATATATATATCTAATTAAAAATTAAAAATTATGGCTTATTTTAATCATGCGTTTAACAAAACGTTTATTGCAGATAGCACGTTATTGACGGCTAATACTGCAACAAGTGCTCTTACCCCAGGGCAACTAGCTCTAGTGGATGGTGCAGACTGGGAATCAGTTGCATTACCGGGTGGAGTTGGTATTCCAGCAATTGGAACAGGAGATCTTGCATATGTAGTGCAAGGATCATTTTACACTAAAGACAGTATTGGAAACAATCCTGGTCATGGTGGTTACAAAGAATCAGTAAAATCTAAAGGTATTAACCCAAAGTATATTACTAGACTTTGGAAAACAAACTGTATTGAGGCTACTCAAGCAACTGCTTCTTTAGCACTAGGTGCTGAATGTACTCCATGTGGAACTACACAATTCATGAGAATGGATGTTAAAGGTTCTCCAGCATTACGTTTTTTAAATCACAATGCTTATGCAATTGGTGATTCTGCAAATCTTTGCTGTATTGATGGACAAGAATTTTTGGATCCTGCATTAGTGTTAGCTACTGAAGCTGCACAAGTTGTTGGAAACATGTTACCAAAAGATGCTGTTGGATATGACGCTGGTAATCCACTAATCACTCCTTTTACAAAAGAAGCTGATTTAGATGGTGTTTCAACTGCTACTTTAGTTGGTGGTTCAGGTTATTCTGTCGCT